TTGGTGAGGTGTCCTTTCGTTTTATCTGCCCACCGCCAACGGTAGAGGTTGGGATACTTCAGGTGGTGCAGCAAACTCTCTAAAACCGTCTGAATGTTGTATTCGACGGAGAACTGACAGGTGTTGTAGAGAAAGCCCAGGGCTGCTATTCGTCGAGCAAAGGGTGTTCCCCCTTTGTGGCCTCTCCACTCGGCAACCTGGGGGATCGGCAGATGGCTCTGTGTCACTCTCCAGATCGAAGCGGCCGAGTAGTCCTTGCCTTTCACGCCCTGGCCTGGGTCAGCTCCCCCGTAGTAGACCTTGTTCATCTTTGGAAATTCCCAAATCCAAAGAGGAGCGTCGTTCATACTCAGGTACTCGATCAACTGAGGAACCCGCTGGCCGTTTTTCTGTTTGACCAGCTCGATATCTCCAAACCAGACCGGCTTGCGAATGAACCGCTTCTGGAGCCTTCGCAGCTTCTTTTGCTCCCAGGGGATCGTCCCCTGTACGCGGAAGGCTGCTTCCGGGAAGGACGGATACTCCTGCTCGACCATTTCGGAGTCCTGGTCGACCGCTTCGAAGTCGGCTGCAGTTTCCCTTCTCCAGTTCAACTGCTCCCTGCTCAGATCAACCCCGTTATCCTCTCGGATTTTCAGGATCAGATCTTTCTCATCTTCGGTGGGTTCGAAATCGCTACGTTCCTGGGTGCTCTTAAAAGGCTTGCTGTACTCCTTCTGCTTCCACCAGGGGCAGAACTTCGGCCTCCAGCTCAAGGCTCCCTGCTCGGCTCGCTGGTAAAGACGGTGATAGGGATCTTCGATGCCTTCGGCTGTTCCTTCCATCACCCACACGGAAAGACGGTTGCCTTTGGTCGCAGCGGGAAACAGATCGCGGGTCAGAATCTTTAGATCGCGCCACAAGCTGATCTCTGTCAGGTGTCCATTTTGCAGGGTGAAACCACGACTGGAACCTGTGGGTTTGTTGGCAGCATCCACAAAGAAGTTAGACCGGAGCCCTGGCCGCTCCAATCGTTTCTTTTTGTCTCTCCGATCGAACCGCATGAACTCGCCATGCACTTCGTACTGGATCTCAGGGCGCAACCACCAGGGCAGACAATCGTAGGCCAGGCGGCTCATATCGAAGATATGTGAGGAGCGGATCCGCTCGTCGGCAATCACCAGGCTATTCGTCAGTTCATTGAAGATAGTTCGGTAGAAGATCATGGCCTGGACCATCGTTGACCAACCGATTTGACGAGCTTTGAGGAGAATCCACTTGATGGGGATGTTGGCTTCCCAGGATGCCAAAACGTCTTCCCAGAGGATCTCCTGGCTCTCCCAAAAGGGAAAGAGCGTGATCAGCTCCGGTGCGCCGAACTCGTCGCCCTTGGTCGCAATAACGTGGTAATTTTCAAGGTAGTAGCGAAGACTCTCCGGATCGTTTCCGTGGATGCGGTTCAGCTCCCGATTGAGTGTCTCGTTCTCGTCGGGCAAAAGGTTATCCCAACAGGCCGCCACATCCCCGTCGAAGCCCAAAAACTTCTCGTCGAAGTGGGCAATGAGTTGTTCGATGTACTTGTCTTTTCTTTTAACGATGTGGGGCATTACACTTCAGTCCCTACGCCGTATTGTTCGATGGTTTGAAGATGCTCCTGGTACTCCTCTTCGCCCATACCGCTTGATTCCTTGAGCGCATCCAGTTCTTCCTTGAAGGCGGCTTTCTGATCGTCCACGATATTGAAGCTGCCATCAGTCTTTTCCTCTTTGCGGTGATCGCGTTGGAAGTTCATGACTCGCCTCGTGGCTCCAAACTCTCGAGCGAGTTGCGCGTCCAGGGCTCGGGCAATCGTTATGTAGTACCAGCTCGTATAGAGAACGGCAGCCAGTCCAAAAAGAAAGAACCCGACACCCAAAGCACCGATCCCTACAGCCAGGGCAAACCAAGATGCGGAAGCGGGCATGAGGGGGACCTGGGCCACAGCGCCGGCCATTCTCGAAAGAAAAGATGGTGCTGTCAGCCAAATGAGATAGATAGCTCCAGCGACCAGGGTGTATTTGATTATCCGGGGCATGAACCGCGAGAGTGATTTGAGCCAGGCCATCGGTTGAAACCGCACCCACACATTCAGAACTAAAAACCAGGCCACCCGTAAGACCTTGCGCCTTAATATGAACTCTTGAACCTCTAAAAGTCCCATTCTGGCTCCGCTTCTACTGCCTCTGCTTCTTCCTCTTCCACTATCGGCTCTAAGTCAACCACCTTTGCCGCTTCCGCTGCCGCGATACTATCCTTCTGCTGCTGTTTGATCCTGCGCATCCTTTCCTCGAAATCTTCGCCCTGGTTGACCTGAGTATTGTTGGTCTGATTCACATTGACGACGGTGGTGGGAACTTGCGGTTTCTGCTCCAGGGAGACCAGCTTCTGAAATTCCTTAATCCCCGCCAGCATCATTTGATAATCTACGGCTGTGACTGTGACGTACTTTCCTTTGGCTTGGTCGAAGGAAACAAACTTCCGCTTTCCTTCCACCATCAAATCTATCGACTTGAGAACTTTTTTGTGGACCTTGCTTCGGATCAATTTACGCAGTTTCTCGTTCTCCAGCTCCCCATCAAGCCTTTCCCGCATGATTGCGTTTTGGGTCAGGAGCTCAAACTTCTTCTCGAAGGCGAGTACGTCCATCCTGACGGTGTCCACTTTGACGTTATCTTCCTTGGCTATCTCCTCAAGCGTTTTCCCCCCTTTGAAGCGTTCATAGCGTCTTGCGCCCAGGCTGTCATCAATGGCGCACATTTCCATGTAGTCGGGGGCCAGGGCCAGGGCTTCGTTTTTAGCCATTTCTTTTCCTGTAACGCCGCAGTTGCTGTTGGAGCGTTTGAATCTGGGCTCTATATTTTGTGCGGATTTTCGTGGTGAGTTCCTTCTCACTACGAAGCAAGATGTAGTCGTGCAATCCCTCCGGTGTGGGATTCAGTGTTCCCCGCTGTATCGCTTCGCTGACCGCCGTGCCTTTCATCCCCAGGATACGAGCTGCAAGAGCAACGGGAATCTTCCTGCAGGTATGGGCATTGATCCAGTGCGAGCGATTGGGTCCGCAGAGTCCTCCACTGAGATCGTTCTCAGTCATCAGCCGATTCAATTCCTCAATCCGGATCCGGACTACTCCTCTAGAATTAGCGAACCGAGGCATAGGATGGGGGATAGCAAAGGCACGAATGTACCCCTGTCTTATGAGCCGACTGATGGTATTCGGGCTGATCCCCAAAAAGATACCCGCCTCTTGTTGGTTGAGGACCTGTTTTTCTCCGTTGTTCATTAGCCTCTAATTTGAGCATACTGAGGGTGTCAACCCCTAAACTTGATTTTGGTCAGGGAATTGGGCTACGATTGTCGAAGTTCCCTAAGATATTCCCTATCCTGGGGTAACCACGGAAAAGCAGGTTCTCTTCGGAGGACCTGTTTTTTTTTCTAGCCCACCCGATGTACGGAGAGATTGGCCCCAAGGAACGTAGAATTGACTACGCCAACGTCTACCTTCACTCGGACGTCCATGAAATCAGCAGCGGTTCTGGACACGATCATGCTGAACGCAACGCTGTGAGTATCAGGACCGACAGGGAAAAACTCTTGGACGTCTAAAATATCAACGGAACCGTTCAGGAAGGGAGCAAAGGTCACCAGTATGCCGTTCGTGCCAATGTTCAACGACGCATAAAAGTCGATCTTATAAAGGCCATTCGAGCCGAACGTGATTCTCCAGTCGGGACTGAGCACAAGACTCGTGCCGGCCGCATTCACATCTATGGATTGGGCTGTGATGGAGTTAAAGACGTTCACCAAGGTGAAAGCACTTGTCAGACCAGGCATCAAAGCAGGAGCACCGGAAGTCGTCAGGACCATACCGCCGTACCCCATCGTCGAGGCCAGGGAATCGCGCACATCAGTCTCGCTGATATCCCCCGAGGTATTGTCAGCGAGATTCGTCCGGTTTGTTACATTGTCGCGTTCTGTCTGCGCCATGTTTCCTCCTAGCCGTAGTCAACGATGGTTCCGGGCGGTGTGTGGTTCCTGGAGATCCCCCCAAGCCCGGAT